TAATTCATTACGTAATTTATTATATAATCCATTAGATAATTTATTATCTAATTTATAATATATACTATTTATTTTCATTTTAACAATTTTATTATTTTTTTTAATATTGGATCTGTGTATTTTTCATAAAATTTATCATAATCTCCTGAATTACTTTTGATTACAAAAACTATAAAATATGCAAACAGAAATAATATAATTATCACACAAATAATTAAGGCAAAAGGTAAAAGACTATGAGTGTATGTATCAGTACATGAATAACCACAATTACTATGATTTTTTATCGTGATTATAACCCAATATATACATCTAAGAGAACATATTATAAATATATATTTTACAAGAAATTTTATTAATTTTGATGTTAACATTTTTTAATTTTAAAAAGGTCAGCTGCACAATAGCTGAATCCTTGGGTTTCCAAACTTTTTAACAAATTTATAATTGCTTGTGTCTATCTACAATAAGTCACTACTTTTAGTGGCTTATTATAAAGGATTGTGCCCTTTATATCATGTTTTATATTATGATTGCTATAATATAATATCAGCTAAGCAAAATCCAGCAGCAAAAGATGAGATCATTGCTGCTCTATAATTTTCTTTTTTATAATTCAAACATGCGAATAACACATTTAAAATAGTTAAAATTAATAATGTTGTTATCATTTTATTTTATTTAAAAATTAAAAAATAGGTACAGACTTAGACGTTTTATTAAATAACTCATTAGATAATTCATTATATAATTGAACATTTAATTCAATCTTTAATTCAATACTTAATTGATCATATAATTCATTACGTAATTCATTACGTAATTCATTATCTAATTCATTACGTAATTCAATACTTAATTGATCATATAATTCATAATTTAAGTAATTAATTGAATTAAATATTTTACATATTTTCATTTTCTCTGTTTTCATTTTTTCTAAGTTTAACATCTAATTTATCAAATAAGTCTAAATCAATATCATCATATAATTTATCACATACAATAGATGATAATTTTTTATATAAATCTTTACGTAATTGCTGATTAATAGTATGTAACTCATGATCTAGTTCATCATTTAACAAATTAATTAATTCAATTATTTTTTTATTATTACTTTTCATCTTACTATTTGATTTAATGCAGGATGCAATATATGATTAAGCTTAGGAGATCTTTCTTTTTTATCAATATCAGAATTCAATAAATTAGATAGCTGTACTCTAAGATCCCAATCTAAACGTACTTTAAGATCATAATTTAACTGAATATCTAACTCACGTAATTCATTTTTTTTTGAATTATTTCCTATCCTATATAGTTTATTATATACAAATTTATTATCTGCTTTCATTTTATTTTTGGTCTAAAACTAGTTTTTAAATCAAATCCATGAGATTGGATTCTAATATTATTATCTCCAATTGGTACAACTGGTTCTTTTATTTGAGAACTCAAATAATCATTTAATATTATCCAAGTATCTCTTGCTGATAAAATAGAAGGTATATTAATATCTTTTAATATTGGAAATCTTATTAATTCTGATAATTCTCCCTTATAATCTAGTCTATACATTAATATAGCGCAATTATTTTCTGAATTCAAAGTTGTATTTAATATTACTTTTGATAATATAAAATCAATAGAGTGTTTAAAATAAGAATATGTATAAATAATATCTTTGGTATTATCATATTTTCTTCCCCATGATTTTAATCCCCATAAACTTATTTTAGATTCATTATGGAATTTTTTCAAACCACTTCCGTAATAAAAGTTATCATCTTTATATATACCTTCTATTCTTTTATTTCCTATACATACTATTATGACTTCACCATCATTTAATGTAAATTTATTACCACCACCTCTTCTATCTAATATTAGTTTTGAATCTTCTCCAAATACTCCTATTAAATAATCATAATAATCTTTGTACTTACTTAATATTTTCATTTGATTATGTAACTTTCTCTAAGATTACTTAATAACAGTGTATTGGTTTCAAACTTTATTAAATTGTATTTTTTTATTGTTTCATTTATATATTCTTCAAAATTTAATATTGGAATATATAATGATAAAGTCATTGGTTCCTGGTGTTTATTTATGATTTTACACCACATTAAAATTTTAGTTTCTTTGTTCATAAATTTCTTAAAAAAATACTTAAGCACCCTAAGATGCTTAAGTATCTTGTTAGTTAATCTTTTACTTTTTCTTTTAATCCTTTTAAAGGATCAAATTTCATTTGAATTCCAAAAAAGTAAAGTCCTTTTGGAATTACACAATGATTATGATCTTTTTTTGGTAGAATAACTGCCTTGTTCATTGAAATATTTAAATGTTGTTTCAATGAATGGTTTAGTATAGACTTTGTTTTCACATCTATAATAAATCCATTTGCAGTTGCATATTGATCATACTCTCCAAATAATGCATGAAAACTTCCACTACTACTTGATTCAGCAATAAAAGTTTTATTAATTTTTCTTGCATCATTTGGTAATGCAGAGATTTCAAAAACTTGGACATCCCCTTGGAAGCCAATTTGTTTAATTATTTCCATAATCTTTTTTTAAGTTGTAAATAATTTCCAATTGTACTCCAAAGTTTTTGGAATTCCCTTTGGTCTGTGAAATTTTGCTGCATCTATTACGTTTGTAAAAGAAGGGCAAGAATCAATAAGATATGTTTGTCCTGTTGATGCACAAGACTCTTCTAACCATGCATATGGCACGTCAGTGTTCCCTTTAGAATCTACTAAAAAGGAATACTTTTCTTTAGTTTTGTAATACTTAAGAGTTTCTTCTTTACCATTGTCATGCTTAATTGTTTGCTGATCTATTAAATTAGCATTCAGAAATTTCAGTAACCCTTTATTTCCTTCATTTTCTTTGATAAGAGTTATGATACCACCTCTTATATCTTCATTTTCTTCATTGTTGAAATCATCAAAAGTAAGAGTTTTACTGAAATATTTATCAAATACCCATTCTGGTATTGCTCTACCATTCAGGAAGTGATATTTTTTATCAGGATAGACAATTGCTCCTTCATTGGTTGTACAATGAAGAAAATTATCATTTCTGTTTATTTTCATTGGCATTCTAAGTACCAGGCACACTTTTTCACAAAAGAATGCTTTTGCAATGTTAGCCTTATTTACTTTTTCATAAAGCCAATCCAATATCTCTGCTTTTGATGTTTCCAATTTGAATTCATCTTTGATGAATTTATACCACATCAAATATACTCTTGAGTATTCACTAGCTATAAATAGATAATGATACTGTACTGCTATCATATTAGTAATTGTTGGAGTAGTTACTTTCAATAACTTTTTATTTAATTTAACTCCATTGTTTTTTACATCATATAAATGTTCAATTTTAGCATCATATGCTGTTGAATTAAATATTTGATTGTAATACTCTTTGTATTGTTCTATTGAATTAGCAATTACAATTACTGGTTTTTTTTCTCCAGCCAGTTCATATATTTTTTCAATATACTCTACTGTATTTTTCCGTTTCCAAGAAGCATACTCCTTTCCGGAGTATAAATCTTTTATTGCTCTATCTTGATAGATAGAAATTTTACTTTTAATTTCTTCTGTGAAATCGTTAGTTGTTTTTTTCATGTTTAAGGTTAATTTAATTTAATATTTAATTTATTTAATTCATTATGTAATCCATTATATAATTCATTATATAATTCATTATATAATTTATTATCTATGTTATGTATTTTCATAATTGTTTTAAATGAAAATAATTGTTAATAACCATAATATAGTTAAAATCCATGTTGTATATTTTACTAATGAATCATCTTTAAACTCTAAAGATATTATTTCTCTTAAACCAATAATACACAATGGTATTATTACGAACAATGTTACATTTATCATTTTGTATTTATTTTAAAAGGTTAAAAAATAGGTACAGAATTAGACGTTTCCAAATCTGTACCAGGCAAAAGGGTTTAATTTAGTGGTAATATTTTATTATTATTTATCCATTTTCTTAAAAATAGAACACTTTCTAGTGCTCTATCTTTTATTTCAGAAATAGATTTATCAGGATTTACTATTAATAAAGCCTGGATATTCTTTTTTAATAATTTTTGTTCTAAAGAGTTTAGTTTCATATGATTAAGATATTATTGACAGTTGATAAACAGTCTATAAAATAGACATTATTTTCATACTCAATATCTTCTACACGTGTATGTCCTACAATATGTGTACAGTTATCTATTTTACACTTTTGTAGAGACCTCGGTCTTATCCATACTGGACTTTGACTTACATTATCTCCTGATGGATCTATGCCTTCAAAACAAAATGCTGGTTGTTTATATTTAAACATTTCATTTATTTCAAAGACTAGATTTTCTAATGGTTGATATGGATCTATATCATAGTTTTTACACCATATTTTTGATACTCCTGCATGAGAACACAGGTAATTATCAAATGTATATGACATTTTTAATATATCCATATTTTGAAGCAAGAGTTCTCTTATTTGAAATGAATATATTGGTTGATATCCACTATATCTTTCTTGACTAACATAATCTTATCAAAATCTCTAGAATATTTACATATGTCTAGAAAGTTTGACATTTGTTGGTCTGCTGATATATCCCGAGAGTCAAAATAATCTCCTATGAATATATCTGGAAGAAACTGTTTCCATACAGTTCTTCCATGTGTATCACCTATTATTTTCATATTATTTAATTTAATTTATCATATAATTTATTATATAATTGAACATCTAATTCATTACTTAATTCAATACTTAATTGATTATCTAATTCATTAAATGATTAATTGTTTTTTACAATATTAACTTCAATAAAGCTCCCATTTTTTAATTGGGCTTTTTCCCAGTTATTAGTTTTATACTTGGCTTTTACACCAAGTTTTCTTAATATATCTTCAGTAATACAGTTACTATAAGTAACTATTTCAGCACCCTCAAAAGGCTTTTTGCTAAATATAGCTCCCCAACTTATTACACTACCAATATATTTTCTTGTTATTTTACCTCCATTAAGGAAATATTTTAATGATCCTTTATTAGGTGATAACGTTGGTAACAAGGCTATTCCTGTTAGAGTATGGTGCCCAATAACACCAGATCTCTTAATGTAAATTTTGTGATTCATATTAAATAATTTAAATTGTTAAACTTTATAGAGTGTATATTAATGTATAAGATTAATTTCACCTATTTAATAAATTGTAAATTAACACTCCTTATATATAGTATATCATTTTTAGTAAGCAGTAATCAGATATCTTCAAGTTAACTAATTAACTGTATCCACAAAACCTACTAAAACATTACCTATATAAAGGAGTGTTAATTAACAATCCTAAATATATGAAAACAAAATAAATGTTCAAAATAACTTTGTTTCTTATTACCAACCCCCTTATTACAATTGTAATATATGTAAAACTGCATAGAGTACAAAGTGAAAAACTCCCCCTCAGTTTATTTACAGGTAACATTATTACCCTCTGCACTCAGTTTTAATGACAGACTCAATAACTTAGAGTTTCTTGGACTTATTTATTTCAAAAAGTATCCTACTGTCTACTTTAGGTGTTATAACCTAATATTACTATGAATTTCTCATAGTTCAATTACAACTGCTCATCCTTGGGAAATGAGAATGGTGCATTACTTTAGCTATAGTAATGTTATTTATTTAAAAAAATGGTATAGCACTTACCAGCAAATTACTGTTGGTTTTATAGTACTATACCATTATATTAATGGTCTGAATAACAATAATATATATATATATGTTATTCAGAGATTTTCTAAGCAACCGTAACCTACTTAGATTTACTTAACTTGGTGATCACGGCTATCACCTAACGCTAGAAGCCTTGAACCTAGGTACCAGGTATGCAAGCTGACTTGTGGCTTACAATTTCTTTTTTTATAACTAAATAACTGTACCAACATGCATACTCAACCAATATTCCCATGGAATTATTGTATACACATTGATACAGATTATTTAGATTAATTGCAATAGTCTTCTTGAGAGAATAAATAGTAAGTTCTCACCTTACCTAAATGTCAGGATTAGATATTATCACCTGATTCTGGCTTTCATTTATACCAGCATTTAAACTATTACAATTATTTCACTCTGCACTCAATTGTAATACATGTGGTTACAATTGCTTACCCTTGTGAAGTAAGTTATGGTGCATTACACTCCTTATATATATAATCAAAAAAGATCTGGATCAACAATAAATGCCAATCCAAACCTTAACTAATTCATTATCTAACTTATTATGTAACACTCCTTATATATAGTATACATTTATCTTTTATAGACTAAATGTCAGGTTAAACCTGACAAAATGACTATAAACAGTAAATCTGCATACTCTATATTAGGCTTTATTGATACAGATACCCAGTAAACTGTACCAATACACACACTCATCTAGAATACTCTAGCTTATTGTGCATGTAATGATACAGATTAAATGTAATTATAAAAAAAGTCTGGACCAACAAAGTTGGCTAGCCCAACCTCATCAATCCAGGCTTATGTTTCAAATATTGTAGGCTACTACTGCTAGTAGCCATATAGCAACCAGAAATCCCATTACCCATTTTATCATGGGTGTTTCTTGGAATTCCAATTTAACTATCTCTCTTGTGCCAAATAGGCACAAGGGCATGATGAAATATAAAGTAAATGCTATCATTGCTTATTTTTAAAGGTTAGAAAAAAGACTTAACACTATCAATGACAATAGTGTTAAGTCTGTTAAAAGGGGTTTAATCCCCTATGTTTCTTAGCGCAGCCTTTGGGACTGCGATTTCAGCTCCCTCAGTGAGGGTTTTGAACATTTCTTCTGTGCACTGAGCAAGACGGTTAATTACCCATCCACCCTCGGTGGACTGGAGTGTTAACCAGAACTTGCCGGATTCTGAAACAGATTTCTTAATTACTTTATACATTTCATTTAGTTTAGAGCACGGGGAGACATTTCCCGTGCCAATGATTAAAGGGGGTGTGGGTGTGCCGACTACTAACAAACAATAACATTTATCACTTTTATATATATAATAATGGCGGGGGTAATTATAATGACTATTAACAAACAATAACAATTTTGTACTTTGATATATATATAGTAGTAGGGGGGCTATTTATACCCATTTACACCCCAATCTCTGTATAAACCAACCCAATATAATATAGTTATGGGGTACAGACCCTATATTTATTCCTCTATATCCACACTTTTAGCTATAGTTTTGCGGATTTATTTTACTATTTTTTCATTAATTACTTGTACACTAGAAACTAATATACTATTTTTACACCAATTATTTCTCAGCGGAGTTTATACTCCCCAATCCATTACCCCCAGTTTCAAGTTGAAAAACAGAATTTGTAAGGACTTTGATGGATGATGTGATATAATCTTAGTCTCCCTACCTAATGGTCAGTAAAGGGACATTGAAAACCAGGAATCTAAGTTTTATTTAAAATATGATTTCTAGGTGTTGCTGGGCAACTTAAAACAACTGCTAAGAGAAGGAACATATAGGAATAAGGACATAAAAAAGTGATGCGCTGAATCTCCAGCGTTAAATTTCTTTTGCCATTTTTTAAGATAACTATTATTTAATCTTCTAAATATTAGGGATGCGGGGATGCCTTATCTTTTTATTAATGATATTTAGTTGTAACAATGAGGATGTTGAAATAGAGTATTGTGCTAGATGTTACACTAACATACAATCAGATACTCTATGTGGAACATATAGAGAGGTGAATGATTGGTTCTATGAATATTATCTAAAGAATGTGAAGGGGGAAAGTTGGCAGTGTACTTATATTAAGTAGTCAATAACTTCCCTGGCAAGGACAATTGAATAAATGTAATTTATTTCCTGATCTGTATTATTTAGATCAAATGTATCCCACCTATTATTTTGTAGTAGTTTCTTTACTTGAATAGCTGAATGTATAGTTACATCTTTTGGTAAGCCTTCTAGTATATTCTTACATAAATGAAGTGCTTCTATTTTCTTAAACTTTTCCATACTTATATCTGTATAACATTAGACTAATCTCTATTAAGATTTGGTCTATTAAATATTGAGCCCAGGAATCTGGTATCAAAGCTTTACTATCTTTAATGATATTATAGAGATTGTTGAGATAAGCATTTACCTCAACTTGCTCTATTTCATACTTAATCTTAGGTTTATAATAGTGTACAGAATAACATCTATAGAGGTCCCAGCTTAGTTCCTGGATTCTAATATTCTCTGAACCTGAGAGTCTAAGATTGTTATCAATAGTCATTAATTTCCCAAAAAAAATATCAATCTTTGACATCATCTGCAGTTTGTAGTTTACCTTCTTGCTCTATTTTAGCTCTAAGCATTTGGGTCATTATCTGATTCTGAATCATTTTGTTGAAAGCTTCTTTAGCCGCAATAATGCTTTTCTTTCTTTTTGCAGCTGCTTCCTTATGTCCTTTTCTATTTTTTGACTTTGGCATAAATTATCTAAATAAGTGTTTAATAATAATCCTACTATATATTGATTTTTAAATTTCTGTCTGTAAGAATACATCTTTGACATTGTATAATTCTTTGCAAATACTGATAACTGCTTTTGTATTTTTCCTTCAAGAGTAATAGTAATAGAAATGGTTTTAGTTTCTATTCCTGCCTTCATATAACCATCATCAAAAAAGTAATTTGAAAAGTAATATGTACCCCTATATTTTTCTATATGCATCACTTTGTTGCTATTGCTTTAATTTCTGATCTTAAATAGTTTAATTTATACATCTGGTTAAAGTGGTGGAAACTTAAGTCCCTAACTCTAAAGCCAAATTCTTCTAACATCCAGGCATAAAAGCTAATCTGCAGGTTATAGTGTATATAATTACAGTCAGCTAAATGAGATAAAGGTGGTTTCATCTTCTGATTCTTATAAGCAGATCTCTTAATTTGACGATTTGTATTATGTGTTTTAATATAATTATACCCTGCTAAATAAGTATGATCAGGACTGTCTACTGCTATACATTTAGTATCTACAGTTGGTACCTTTTCTATTTTAGTAATGAAAACATCTTGCCAACAATTCTTACTTGGATCAAGAAAACCGTTATTTAAAACTGGACATTTTATTTTTAATGTTGACTTTTCATTATATAATTCTTCAGTAGTCAATACTCTATCTGTAAAGTATAGATTATTGTCTCTAACTTCATTATCAGTAATTACCCATTTATGTTCATGATCACAAATAATAGGTTCACCTCTACTAAAGCTTATTTTATAACAAGGATTATTATGTATTTCAGAGATGTGCTCTACTCTGGTTGGATAACCATTACCATCAAAGACAATGTCCCCGACATTAATATTTCTCATCTGAGCCCAAACAACATTGGGATTATTACTAACTCTGGTTGCTATTGGAGTATCTAGTGCTAATCCTTTGTAATCGTCAATATCTATATATCTTATATCCCCAATAGTCTCAATAAATACTTTATCTGCTTGTCCTGCAATGGTATTATCTTCATTCCAGATTAATAGTTCAGGATAAAACCCATCTTTTAAGTCATAAAGATCTTTTAATAGATTAGTCTTATCTCCAGTCTGAACTTCTGTTATTTCAAACTTTTTACCATTAAATGGGTTTATCTCAAAACCCTGGTCATAACTCATAGCTTCTCTAGATTCATGGTATAAGTTACCCTTATTTATACTTTTAAGGTTATTCTCTCCCCAGGAATCTAATATCTTATTTTTTTCTATAAGAAGAAGATTAGGATCTACATGTTGGATAGCATATTGAATAAAATCAGGACTATCTATATTCCATCCCTTCTTGAATGTCTTAAAATCAGGAATTAAAATCTCTAAAGCTTTATAAGTACTCCAATGTTCTTGGTTAAACTCATTCTTATATTTACTTAATAACTTACTAACTGAGGTATAAACTTTATCCCCAGCTGTATATCTATGATCCTCTTTTGAGAATATTATTTGCATAAATGTTCATTTATTTTCTTAGCTTCTTCTACAGTAAAGGTTCCATCCAATACCTTCTCTAATAACTTACTTTTTAAGTAGTCATGATTATCATTAAATAATTGCCAGGAAGGTTCTGTATAAGTGCCAGTTGATGTTAAAACCCCTCCTGTATTTCCTACTGGACCAGTTAGTGACCAATTCATAATTAAGGTGTTTCGTATAATAATTTTATAGCCATATCCCTCAGTGTTTGATCTTTAGAATCTGCTAGTTCCTTTAATCTTCTAGATTCTTCTACAGTTATCCTTCCTTCAAGTATTAAGTCTAATAAATAAGACTCAGAAAACCACTGACAAGAATCTAACTTATCCCCTATAGGCACACATTGACCATCTACACAATAACATCCATGTGTACAATCTATGGCTGACATGCAGTTAGTTCCTGAATATACTGCAACTTGTCCAGTAGCTAAACTGGAACATATAGTATTTGTTGACAAATCTTTCATTATCTTCTATAATTTATATACAAAGATAAAGTGTAGTATTCTATTATACAAATAATTATTTATTTGTGAGGTAAAAAACTACGTTGTACATTTGTATCATGAAGGAGAAGATAACTAGCTTTGAATACACTCAGGATAAGTTCTTATATGCTTATCTAGAGTTATTCTCTCTTTTATATATGGATAAAGATAGTCATTTAAAAGATAAGGAAAAGGAGTTTTTTATTGAAAATGTAAAGCTGAATGCCAAAGGGATACCTCTGATAGGCAAGGGTGCTTCAGCCATCCTAGATGGGGAGTTAAAATTTCATTCCCGTTCTTATAGGTTTGCTCTAAAGAAAAAAGGCTGGCTAATACAAACCAAAGATGGAATTATACTCCCCCCAGCCTTTGATTTTAAAAATGGTTATCCAAAAGAATTAATTTTTAAATTTAAATTTAGTGTTAAACAGGATTAATGCAGCAATTGATGACTTCTTTATAGAAAATGGTAGGGAAGCAGAATTTATCATACTTTCTTCAGGAGCTTATGGAGAGTTTTCTTTTGAGGTTGGTAAATTAGAAGGATTATCAGATGATGACGCATATTTAAATGAAGTCTCTGTTTATAAACTAATAACTGTAGCTGTAACGCATAATAGGCAGTTTAATGAGTTTGAAATACGATAAGAAATTAACTGAAATTGTTAGCAGGATATCAAATAAAAATTCTCTTACAACAAAAGACACAGATGAGATAATCTCCCACTTCTTTAAAGAAATGAGAGAAACAATAAAGAGAACTGATATGCCTGAGATACTGGTTCATAACTTTGGTAGATTTAAACCTAAAGTATGGAGATTAGAAAAGATTAAAGGGTATTGTATTGAAGGTGGAAATAAAGAGAGAGAAGAACAAATTTCAGCAATTCTTGAAAGATTAGAAAAAGAAAAACGTACACGTAATGATAGGAATGGATCAACAAATATTAGGAGTACCGAAGAAGAAGAATAAAGGTATGCCTGAGTATATGAATTTTAGTCTTGTAGATTATGATCATGCAGAATTAAGTAAAGACTTAAAAGCATGGCTTAAAGATACAAGTTTTATTAAGGATTATGATAAGGTACAGATTAATAAAACCAATCATGTTCTAGTTAGATTATACAGGTTTGAGAAAATAAATAACACATTGGTTACACCAATTGTTCAAACAAAGATCTTACCTTATTGTAAAGTAATAAAGACTTCTGATTCTTCTAATTTAAAAGTTGGTACAATATTATCTTGTCCAGAAACAATAGAAGAAATTGCAACTAATCCAACCTGGTTACAATGGAATAAAATCATGACTGATTCTAGACCAATACCAGAAGGATTACCTGAACCTGAAAAAACAACTGGTCTTATACTTGAATGGAGGAAAAATTATCAATTTACGTTGGATAAGCTCAATCCAACACTTGATGATAAGTTTACATTTATTCTTCCAGAATCTATGTTTAATGCTGAGTACTTAACCCCGTAAGGCTTTGGAAAAGCATGAGAGTAAAAGATTTCTTTTCATTAGAGAGATATAAGAGTGTACTTACCTGGTTACTAAGATGGTGTTTAACTAAATTAGATGGTAAGGAAGCATTAGAATATGAACAAGTACATATTATAGAGCAGTACATGTTTAGAATAATACAATGCCAACCTTGTGTTGATAAAGGACAATGTATTCATTGTGAATGTCACATTCCAGAAAAGATGTGGGTAAGACATGATCATTGTTCTATGTCTAGATGGGGAGCATTTATGAGTAAGGAAGATTGGGAATTACATAAGAAAAAATATAATATAAAATTTAGAATAGATGGAATTTAATAATACTAATTGTGATTTAGGTGTTATTACAAAAGGATCAAAACATGAAGTTAAATTTCCTTTTGTAGGAAGTAAAGATGAGATTGTAAAAGTGCAACCTGCATGTTCTTGTACTGCAGATTGTGTAGTAGAAGATGATTGTGTAGTTGCTGTTTATACAGAGGATAGTAAATTAGGGGGAAATTATAAAGATCAATATCCTTCTGGATATTATCCTTTTCAGAAAAATATTACTGTATATTTAAAAGATAATGAAGATCTTCAAATACAAACAGCAGCCGGAATAGTTTATAATCCTAATAAGAAATACCAAACTCTAACATTCACAGGTAAAGTACAATTATGAATTTAAAAGAGTATAATAAGAAAGAGATTGCACATTATGATCTTTCTAAGAATGGTATAACTTGTCCTAAATGTGGAGAAGATCTTTATGATGCAGCAACTTCAGCTATACCAAGATCTTATCCTCCATTAATTGAGGTTGCATGTACTGTTTGTGAATTTAAAGGAACAAGAATAGCATGAAAATAACAGCAGTACCAAAAGAAGAAAAATTTGGAGAAGGATTTAGTTCATTTGAACTTTCTTTATCTGATTACCCAACTGAGGTACCATGTTGCTGTCATGTTAACAATATAGATCTTATGTATATTGGGAATAAAAATTTTAAGATTATTAATATAGGAGAGAATTATAGTGTAAAAACATCTCTTACTAATACTAATTTTAAAAAAGGAGATTTAGTAATTCAGTATAATTGTGGATCTAGATGAGGATAACTGTAGAGAAAAGGCCAAGATGTAAATCATGTGATTCAGATGATAATTTAAGATCCAATATACAATATGAATTAGATTTAGATCCAATCATGGTTGATAACAGAATATGGTTTTGGAGAGGTAATACTGGATATTTTACTGATTTAATTTTTAAAAAAATAGATAATGTATACATTTCAAAAAATGCTAGGTATAGGCTTACTGATGTTGATAATCCTAATAACATTATCAACTTGTGGTAAAGAAATAGACCCTCCTAGTGAATTACAGGAAGCAGCTTTTTTTCCACCATGTGATAGGAGAGTTATTTGGGGTGATACATTAAGAGTAGTTAAAAATACTATTTCAACTGGAACTGTGAGAACAGGACCATATAAAGGTAAACAATACTGGCAAGCAATGTTGTACTCTGGAAATTATATTGAACCAACTAAGTTTCAAAATACTCCAAGTACACATAGAGTTGTAATAGCAGATACTGCTAAAATTGAATATACATCATTATTTTTTATATCAAGATGACAAGAACAGAAGCATTGAAATTAGCATTACAATATGCTAATTATATTCCAAAAGATCTTAATAACTCTGTCTTTGATTTCGCAGATATGATAGAAGCATATCCAAAAATGACTAATAAAGTTATGACAGGATGGTCAGAAAATAAACAAGAGGAAGAAAAAGTTTAAAAATGAGTGTTTTAAAATTACCATCAGTGCATCAAATAGGTGCAACTGTAGATGTAGACTTCGGAAATTCAAAATATTTGAAAAGTTGTGAAGTGGTAGCAGTAAAGTTTACAGATTATGGCAAGATATTATATGATGTAAGAGTGCCTGTTAAATTTGATGATCAATCAACTGTGATTGAAAGCATTGATAGCATATTAGTTACAGCACCTATTGATGAACCTGTTGCTTAGAAAAATTTTAAAATGGTTATAGGAAATCCTGAACTTAATTTTTTTGATCAGAACCCTGAATTAAGATATATATCAGAGATTAAAAGAGCTGTAGCAGATTATTCTGATAAAGAAGCTTCAAAAATACTTTGGGCAATATATATGATTGAAGATCCAAATTCTAAATTATATAGAATACCAAAGGATAAAAGAATAGAGGAAGTTAAAAAGAATTATTATGAAATAGATTTAGATAAATTCAAAGAGCTTAGTAAAGCTTATAGTGGATTAATATCTATGTCTAAAGAGGAAAGAATGTTTAAAGTTCATGTTGATAAACTAGATGAACTTACTTCTTACTTACAAAATTTAACATTAAGTGCTCCTGATGAGTTTGAAAAGGCTTTGAAGATCTTAGAAAAACTTCCTAAGATATGGTCTGGTTTTGATACAGTTAAAACTAAACTAATTGAAAGTCATGAAAAAACAACATTGAGAGCAGGTGCAGTTGAGTCTGCTAGAGAAAAATCTCGTAAATGATAGAAGTACAACTTTTAAACCTTTTTGTAGGAGAAATTGCCTTTGGATTAAGGGGAGAGCATATTCAGTTATTGGATGAAGATAATGAAGTTACTGCCAATGCATATCAAATAGTGCTAGGATTAATATTTGTTCAGCTCACACTTGTATTAAATGTAAATCCAGTTGATGGAGATTAATGATCCAACATATAAAGTAGGACAATTAGTTTGGTTAAACATTCCTGAAGAAGGTTCAAGAGGATTGATAATTGATATAGTATATTATCCAGAGATTACTACTTGGAAATATGCTGTAAGATTTCCATCATTAGATGTAGAATGGTTAACAGAATTAGAACTTTCTAAAAAGAAAAGAATAGTATAAAACCTGTAAGGTTATTTCCAGAGCTATATAGCATTTCTGATTTTATAAATAAAGAATATCCAATACTGCATCCAGATACTGTTGAGTATGCTGAATATTGGAAACAAGAAGAAATTTTCTGTCTAGAGGGCAAGTGGGGACATGACTATTTAGACAATAAGGGAGGGTGGCGTTTTTGCCCACCTTCCCTTTACTTTTATGTCAACTACTGCATTATTCTAGATGAAGATGAGAAAGGAAAGAGTATTGATATTATACATCCTTTATTGAGAGATATAGAATGGATAATAAGTTATGGATATTTAACATGTCAAGGATTTTCAGGATTTGAAAATGATGAGGAATATACATGTAATAGATTAGTTGATAAATTAGAAAAAGGAATTGAACTTTCTCCAAAAGAACTTATAAATTTAAAATCCTCTGATCATATTTTAAAAAAAGATGGGACATATAAAAAATATATAGAGAGTAGAGAATACTTATATAAAACTTTTAGTGAACCTCTTGGTAAACCCATATATGAAAATGATTTAAAAAATCTGTTTATATTAGGATCAAGATCAACGGGGAAAGATTTAGAAGAAAATACAATTGTATATACTGAAACAGGAGAATGTAAAATTAAAGATGTTAATATAGGGGATAAAATATACGGTAAAGATGGTAAATTAACAAATATTACAAATAAGTTTAATTTTAATGATCAACTTCAATATAAAATTGAATTACAAGATGGTAGAGAAATTGAATGTGGTGGTGGACATTTATGGAATGTAAGAAGTCCTGGAACTAGTAGTAAATTTAAAACATTAACTACTGAGTTTCTATATAATAATATAAATAAAAGAATACGCACAGATAAGATTAATCATAAAAATGAATCCTATTGGTTTATACCAAATAATAATCCAATAGAATATGATGAAAAAGAATTACCAATAGATCCATATCTATTAGGATTATGGTTAGGAGATGGTTCCAAAAATAGAGTTTCTATCACGAGTGCAGATTCTGAAATAGTAAATTATATCTATGAAGTTGCAAAACATTATAATCATAAGGTAACTTTAAATTTTAATAAATATAAAACGTGCCCAACATATCATATAACAGAAGGACGTGGTAAGCATGATCGAGAACTTGTTAATGAATTTAAAAAGTTAAATTTATTAAATAACAAGCACATACCAGATATATATTTAAAATCATCTATAAATCAAAGAATAGAATTACTGAAAGGTTTAATGGATAGTGATGGTAACAGTAACATAGGAACTAATAATTGTGAATTTTCAAACTCTAATAAAAGAGTAATTGATGATTTTGAAAAATTAGTTAGAAGTTTAGCTATATCATGTAAGATAAAAAGTAAAATTCCTACTTTTAAATATAAAGAAAAATTAAAATATGGAAAAATATCATATAGAGTATATTTAAGACCAGAGTTTTGTCCATTTAAATTACAGAGAAAAGTAGATTCATATGTTTATGATAGTTCTAAACATAAAACAAAGAATTGTATTGGTATTAAATCTATAACCCCTACTACTATAAAACCATCTGTATGTATATCAGTAGATAATAAAGACAATTTATTTATAGCAGGGAACTATATTGTTACACATAATAGTTTTATAATTTCTGGTATAATGGCCCATTGTTATAATTTCTATAACAAAAAATATTATGATGATAAATATTTAATATCTCCAGCACCTGCAGAGATATTAGTTGGTGCAGCTCAATCAGCAAAGTCAGCTGAATTAGTAAAGAAATTTCTAAACATACAAGAATATTTAAAGACCAATCCTGGGTCTTTTGGAAAAGGTAAAGATTTTATTCCAGGTTATTTTTATAATAACTCAATGGGTAAGTCTTCTCCTAACAACGTTGACTCTCCTTATAGACACGAGTACAAAGTACAAGAGGGTAGGATATGGGTTAATAAAGGTACTGGTACAAAATTATTACATGTAGCTTATGGTGATAACCCAGAAGCTGCCGTTGGTTATAGACCTAATTTATTAATAATAGAAGAAATCGGATTATGTTCTAATTTATTACAAATACATTCTTGTTATGGGGAAGATACAAAAATAAGAATGCTTGATACTTCGTTAAAAAATGTTCAAGATATAAAAATAGGGGATAAAATATTAGGACACGATGGTACAGAAAGAAATGTTAAAAATACATTTTCAGGAATTGACCAACTATATAAAATAAAACAAAGAGGGGGGATTGACTATGTATGTAATAGTTTACATAATGTGAGATATTTTCAAAAATGGGGAAAAAATGCAACAATATCTAACGGGGAGCATGTAAAAACAGCAGAAGAAATATACAATTTCTCTAAAACAAGAAAGCGCAACATATATGGATTAAAATCAGGACCTTTGAATTTTTCTAAAAAGAATTTATTGCTTGACCCATATTATTTAGGTTTATACATTGGAGATGGGGTTATTAGAAGTGGGGGTATTGTAATACAAAATTCTGAAAAGACAAAATTGTTGTCTGAATGGGTAATAAATTATTTTAAATCATTAGATTTGAAAACACATTTAGATTTACGTCCAAATTGCCCACTATATAGACCTACAACAGGTAAATTTACCGGAGGATATAATAGAAATTATATAGTTGCAACTTTAAGAAATTATAATATTCTTAATAAAAAAGAAATACCAACTGATTTCTTAATGTCTACTGAAGAAGATAGGTTGAAATTATTAGCAGGAATAATTGATAGTGATGGAACCTTTTGTAAAAGACATGGGGGAAGAAATTATGTAATATCTGTTTCTGGAAGAGAACACTTATCAGATCAAATTAGATTTTTAGCACAATCTTTAGGATTTAAAGTTAGTTATTGTAAACATTTCTCTGAAGAAAAAAAATACAAAACTAGAGAAATAATAACAATTAGTGGAGATATAGAAAGAATACCTGTATTATTACCTCATAAAAAATGTAATTTTAAAAATTCACATTATTCTACTATAACATGCGGATTAAAAATAGAAAAATTAAATGTTGGTAAATATTATGGTTTTACTTTAGAAGAAGATAGTAGATTTTTAGGAGAAGATAATACTGTATTGGAAAACTCTAATGAATTAGCACTTATTAGGAGAAATAGAACTGGGATATCAATATATCTAGGAACATCTGGAGATATGGATAAAATAGTAGAATCTAAAATTTTATTTGAAGATCCAGACTCATATGATTTTTTATCTTATACAGATATTTGGGAACACAGATCTAAACCAATAGGATTATTTATTCCAGCTTATTATGCGGATACATCTTTTAAAGATGATAAGGGTAACACAGATTTAGAATTAGCATTTCAACAAGAATTAATAAATAGGAAAAAGAAAGAACAAGCTTCTTCTTCAGCAGCTTTAGATGGTTATATGATGTCAAGACCATTGGTTCCTTCAGAAATGTTTTTATCATCTACAGCTAATCTTTTTCCTTCAGCTAAATTAAGACAAAGAGAAGCTGAAATAGAAACTAGAAATTTATTTGATTTATATGCTTCTATAGGAGATTTAGAATGGGCAGATACTGAAAAGAAATCTGTTAAGTGGAAAGAAGATTTAACATCTAGTAGAACTCATAGAGTTATACAGACAATGAATCTTGATCAATATAAACATAATATTAATGGAGTAATAGTTATATATGAACATCCTCCTGCATTAATTCCTAATCCTACTTATAGAAAATCATTATATAAAGTTGTATATGACCCTGTAAAAGATGACAATGGTGGAACATCATTAGCATCTGTAATTGTATACAAAGGTTTATCAGAGAATTGGAATGCTGGTATACAAGATGGCATAGTAGCTGAATATATAGGAAGATATGATAAAGTAGATGATATGCATGATTTAGTATTAAAGATTGCTCACTACTATAATGCAACAGTTTTAGTTGAAAATAACATTCCTGGATTTATAAATTATTGTAAGATAAATGGGTATGTACATAAGTTACAAATATCTCCTTATGAAGCAATATCAAAAGGAATGGTTACATTTTCTAGAAAATATGAGTATGGAGTAACAATGTCAAAACAATTAAATACTCATTGTGAGCAATTAATAAGACAATGGTTATTAGAACCTTGGAAAAAAGAAGATGATAAACTTCTTTTAAATTTAGATAAAATTTATTCTCTAAGGATAATTAGAGAGTTAATAACATATGAAAGAGATAAAAACTTTGACCACGTTTCTTCTCTTAAGCTTTTAGTTTTATGGTTATCTCAAGAAAGAGATATAACATTTAAAGAAGAAGATATTCAAAATAAACAATATGATGATCTAAATAAGTACTTTAAAAAAGTAATTACCCCCACACAAAAAAATCCCTGGTTTTTATGAGAAAGATAGAATCTGATGTTCTCTCAAAGAGAATAAGTTGGAAGCAAAAAAAAGCAAATGACTTTGAATGGGCTAAACAATGTGTAGACTATGTTGATAGTTTATACTTACCATACAGAGATAGAAATAGATTAAAGAGATTGCAAATGAACTATGACTTATATAATGGTCATGGTGAAAAGGCAATGATGGATTATGGTAAATCTGAAAATGAAAGAATATTAGCAGAAGAAGGTATTATGTCTGGATATGAAGGTGTTCAGCATCATCCTATTATAGATCAAATTGCAAAGGCTTTAGTTGGAGAACAACAATTGAGACCATTTAATGCAATTGCCTTTGATTCTTCTGGATATACTCTTAATGATAAAAAGAGAAAGAAACTATCTTTATACCAAGACCATATACAGCAAACAATAGTTGAGCCAATGAAAGCTCAAGTTACGCAACAGTATATGATGGAGATGGGAATTAAAGATCCTTATTCACTTAGTCCAGAACAACAACAAGAATTTTCTAAAGAAGTTGATCAAAGAATAAAGTTTTCAACTCCAAAAGAGATTGAAGACTATATGAGGAAGGATTATAAATCTCCTCAGGAAATCCAGGCACAAAAACTTTTAGATTTTCTTTTGGATTATCTAGATTTAAAGTTTACTACAGATGAAGGATTTAAGCATGCTGTAATTACTGGAGAAGAGATATATAGAGTTGGTATTAGACACAATATGCCATTTGTGGAATTAGTGGACCCAATGGGATTTTATAATATATCAAGACCTAATTCCTTCTTTATAGAAGATTCTATTGCTGCTAAATATGAACAATATGTTCTATTATCTGATGTTTATAATTGGCACGGGGATGAGATAGGAACTAAACAATTAATCAAAGATAAACTAGATGCATATGCTTCTGGAGACTTTGGAGAGAAGGTAATTGATGATCAAATATATAGATCACCGTCCAGACTTGAAAATATTCCTAACATAATGACTAGAGATGGTCAGGAAGGTTTAAAAAGTTTATTCCAGGAATATTCTGTTTCAAAAAAGGGTGGAGACTTAAGATATACTCATGTAACATGGAAGGCTTTAAGAAGATTAAAAAGAATTTGTAGAGTTACAGAAGGTAAGAAAAAACATTTCTGGGTGGATGAATCTTATACCTTCAATCCTCTAAAAGGAGATGTTTCTCAGAAAGAAGCATGGGTACCAGAAGCTTGGCAGGCTATTAAAATAGATGATGATATATATTTAGATATTGGTCCAGTTCCATATCAACATAGATCAGTAGATAATCCTTGGGATGTAAAACTTCCATATATTGGAGCTCAATATTCTAAGTTAATGAATAATACTGAGAATGTGGCACCAATGGATTTAGCAAAACCTTGGCAATATAAGTTCAACTTACAGATGGCTAAGATACATGAGATGGAAGCTGCAGATATGGGTAAAGTGTTTTTAACTTCTTTTCATGCTAAACCGAAGGATTGGTCCTGGCAGAAATATATTTTAATGGCTAAGTATGGGAAGATTATACCAGTAGATCTTCAACAGGAAGGTGTTACCCCTGCAGATGCCCAAATCTTTAAAGGCATAGATCTTTCCACTGTAAATGATTTAGCTGGAAAACTTCAGTATTTAGAGTTTATAAGAAATCAGATATCTCTATCTATGTCTTATAATCCATCAAGATTAGGTATGCAGGCTACTTCTGTATCTGTTTCTAATAATCAACAGAATATTGTACAGTCATCATATCAGACTTATGACATATATAATATGCATAATAAGATTGTTGAAAACTTATTAAACTCATTAATTAATTGTGCAAGAATAGCATTTAAAGAAAATGGACCAATGAGGTCTTATATATTAGATGATATGTCTATTGCAGAATTAGAGTTAGACTGGGAGATGATTAATAGATTAGATTTAGGAGTAAAGGTGAGAAACTCTTCTCAAGACTTTGAGAATATCTTACAAGTTAAACAACAAGCTCAGGCCATGATTCAGAATGGTTTAATATCTTTTCCAGAGCTTATTAGATTACAATGGGCTAAATCTGGAGCAGATATTATGAATATTGCTGAAAATGCTGAAGAGAGAAATGCTAAGATGAGACAAGAAGCTCAACAAGCTGAACAAGAACAAATGCAACAACAAGCTCAGATGCAACAACAATTACAGAAGATGCAACAAGACTTTGAGTTGTTAAAGCAAGCAAATGAGTTACAGTCCAGAGAGAAACAATCTCAAATTGAAAGTACTAGATTTGCTCAACAAGAAGATATTAATAGAAATGAGATAGCAGATAAGATGGAACTTGAACAAATGAGAATTGAGTATGATACTTATAAAATGGAAAAAGAGCATGAGTTAAAACTCAATGAATTAGATTTAAAGAGAATAGATTTGGAAATTAAGGCTAAAGGTTTAGATGATAAAGTCAAAATTGATCTAGAAAAGGCTAAAGCTGATAAGGAATTCCAAATGAAAAAACTACAGAAAGAAATGGAAATTAAGGAAAAAGAGCTACAAATTAAGAGAAATCAGAAAACTTCTAATAATAAATAGCTATAGTTCTGCGATTTTTTTTTCTATTAAAACCATTAATTATTTTTTAGTAAAAATTTATAAACGTATTTTTGTATGCCAGAAGAAAAGTTTTATTCAGTTCCTCCTGCGTTTAGTGTAAACTTAGGAGAAATTCAAGAAGATGAGGATACTACCAAAGATGAGATCATTGATGATGAATTAATCAAAGAAGATACTCCGGTAGTAGAAAATCAAGAAGAAGAAGAAGTTGAGAAAGATGAAGTAGAAGATGATGATCCATATAAAGATTATTCAGAAGCTGCTAGAATTGCTCTCCTTGAAATCAAAGAAGGACTCTTTGAACTTGATGAAAAGGCTATTCCAAAAGACTTGGATACCGCTACTTTGCGGAAATTATATAATAAGAATTCAGAACTGAGAATTCAAGATGAGATTGACAAACTCTCAGCCACTGCTGGTGAAGCTGAAAAATATGTCAAATTTCTATTAGAAGGTGGTGATCCTCAAGCTGTGAAAAGTGCAATGCAGTATAAGGATCTTTTAGTATTAAATCCTGATGAGGAAGAAGATCAGAAGATCTTAATTACCCAGGAATATAGACAAAAGGGATTGCCAGAAGAAGAAATTGAAGACCTTGTATCTAATATATTAGATAAAGGCAATGGGAGAAAGAGAGCAGAAACTGCTCTAAAATCATTTCAGAAAGCTGAAAATGATTATTTAGAAAACTACAAAAGAGCTCAACTTGAACAAAAACAATATGAGCAACAACAGTATGATGAATATGTAACTGATGTTAAAAAGATTATCTCCAAAGGAGAAATCTCTGGAGTAAAAGTTTCTAAAAAGGATCAGAGAGATTTATATGACATGTTATTCACTCCTACAGAAATAGTATCTGTTAAAGATCAATCAGGAAAAGATGTAAAGGTTAGAGCTACTAAGTTTCAAGTTTTACAAAATGAATTGAATTCAAACAGAGAAAAAATCTTAGGTATGGCTTTATGGATGTTAAAAGGCTCAAATTTTGACTTTGCTAAAGAAGAAGGTAGAGAAGAAGAGTCTGAGAACTTAATGTCAGTATTAAATAGATCCAAACCTATTAAAAAAGAAGAACGGAAATCAAATTTTGATAATTTAGTAAATAGCCTAAAACGCTAATTAATTAACTATGAGACCATTAGTTTCACAATTTAAGATTCACGAAGAATCAACAAAACATTTAAACTGGGCAAATTATGCTTCAGAAAACGTTCTATTAAGAACGCATAATAAAGTCCAACCCTGGACTGATTTAACAGAACCTGTTCTGCGTTATCTTGCAGAAAGTTCACCTTCCTTAGTTGAGAAAAGAACTCCACTTCAAGACTGGTTACAAGGAAATGGACGTGTCAGAATGATTGATACAGATGAATTTAAATGGAGATTAAAGGGTACAGGGGAGATTAAAGCTCAAGCCCTTGAAAACTTAATGCCTGGAGTTGCTACTCCTGGTATTCAAACTACAGAATTTCCTATTAAACTTAATACAGATTGGTTTGTAGAAGGTGATAGGTTAGCTCCAGATATTCGTAAAGATGTTCAAGTTGTTATAAAAGGTTTACCTGTATCTGATGGTACTGGTTATATATATAATGTACAACTTGTAGATAAAGATAAAACATCTTATTTCCCACCAGACCTTTTGGAACCTAGAATTAACTGGATTAAATTAGATGCTGTATATGGTGAAGCATCATCTGGATATGGTTCTACTCAGTTTTATGGTGGATCATGGATTGAATTCATGGCTTCAATTACTGACTATGGTAAAACTGTAGAAGTAACTAATAAAGCACATGAGTTAAATCTTAAAATGACTTTCTGTGATGATAAGGGTAAAGAAATTAAAGATTATCCTTCTCAGATCATCTCTTATATTGAAGCAGAATTCTTAGCACAAGCTAAGTGGGAAAAGGAACTTGGATTGTTCTATGGAAGATCTGCTGGTAAAAATATTATAGATCCAACTTCAGGTAAACACCGTAGAGTTGGTCCTGGATTGATGGAGTTCTTACAAGATGGAAATATTATACCTTATCCAATGAATGGAGGTTCTATTTCTATGTTTGTTGAATATCTTCAATCAGTATGGTTTGATAGAGTTTCCCCAGGTGATAGACAAATTGTTGTTTACACTGGTCAAGGTGGACTTACTCTTTGGAATAAATGGGTAAGAGAAGAATTCTCTGAATCTGCAATTGTTCCAAAATATGAAGATTTTGTAGGTAAAGGTGCATCTCATGGTGCTAATTCTGGACCTTCATTATCAATGAAAAATCCATATTTCAATGATTATCAAATATTTCCTTGGGGTAATATTAGAGTTGAGCACTGGCCTATTTTGGATTCTACTTACTTAAATGGTGGAGTATTACATCCAGAAACAGGTTTACCAGTATCTTCTTATGATTTTATCATATTAGATTATGGTATGGGATCAGGAGATGGTGCAAACATTGAATTAATAAAACGTAAAAATCACGAAGTATTTACTTACATCTGTGGTACTTGGTCACCTGCTGGTCCAATTAATGGAAGAACAGGAATGTCAGGTTTCACTGCAACTCACCCTGCAAGATCTTATAACCTATATCATACTGATAGTTATGGTTTGAGGATTAAGGATGTTAGTCTTACTTGTATATTCTCGATGAATATTGTTTAATTTAACTTAAGTCCCCACTTGTATTTAAATTAAAACTAAAATAAATAAATGGGAGAACTTGTTACTATTAAGGCAAAACCAGGAAGTAGAAAATTTGCTTCAACTGGTTCAATGCAAACAGTGTATACTGAGAATGATAAAGATGGGAATCAAATATCAGAAAAGAAAACTGAATTTATTTCTGAGAGATTCCCTAAGTCTAAACAAATGTTCAGAGTACCTTGGAGTCATTTAAAACGTAAATGGTTACTAGATGGGTTTCCTGAAAATTGTAATGATTTAAATGACATTGTTGAAAAATGCAAATTACAATATGAAAAACCACATAAAAATGCTGGAGACTATATTGTAAAAGCAGATATCTATGATTACAATGATAAATTTTTCAATCATAGGTTATTTAAGATTACAGCAAGTGAAGGAGAAGTTTTAATTGATAAATCATTTCCTTTACAAGATTTAGTTCTTAGAGGTTTAAAACTCCATCCACTATTTCAAGTTGCTGGTGAAGATAATCCTTTGATGAATGCTGGATCAAGATATGTTATTGTTGATAGAGCAATAGATGTCAAGATTAAACGTCAAGTTAGAGATAATAAACTTAAAGTTATGAAACTTTATGAAAGTCTAACTGGTGAAAAGAAGATTAAGATTGCAATGGCAATGAATTTAATCCCAAATGAAAATGTAGATATTGATGTTGTAGAAGATGTTTTGTTCAAAGCTTCTGAAGATTTGACAAAACTTCCTGATATAAATATGTCAAGACAAGATTTGTTTATTACATTCTGTGAGTTAAAGACTGAAGATTTAAATCTTAAACATAGAATAGCAAAAGCAAAATCTACAGGTGTTCTGAAAAAACAAGCAGATGGTTGGATTTTATTTGGATCTCCAGTGGGTAAAACTAATGCTCAACTTGAAGATTACCTATCTAATCCAGATAATTCAAAACTATTACTAAGATTAGATGATGTATTAAATGGTAAAAGCAGTAAAACTCCAGGAGGAGTACAGGAGACATCTTAATAGAAGAAATTCTTCTTATGCTAAAGCCATATCAATTGTTGATGGAGATGCTTATCTAAATGCTGCAATTGATTTAATATATGAGAACTTAGTAATAAAATTTGAAACTACTGATTTAATAAGAAATCATTTAAGAAAACTTCAAGAGTCTGAAACTTTAGAAGTTGAAAAAATTGATGAAAATAAATCAAGAGTTGCGTTACCAGAAGAATATTATAAGTTATTAAGAGCTAGAGGTCATGTGTGTAAAGGAACCTGTGAGAAATTCATAGACTTACAAATACTACAAACTTCTGATATCAACAAAGCTTTAAAAGATCCTTTTTGGAAACCATCCTTTGAATGGGAAAGACTTTTTGGAAAAGAAATGGGAGATTATCTTATTCTTTATCACAATTGTGATTTTAATCCAAAAGAATTAGAGATTGAATATTTAAGAAAAATAGAACATATTGCTACACCTTCTTTAACTCCAAATGGAAGTTATGTAAATTCAGAAGGAGTAATGATTAATAAAGATCAGAATTTTGAAATAGATTCTACTTCTTTATGGTTGAGAGTAGCTAAATTGGCTGCAGTTATGACTTTAAATGATATGGGAGATATTCAAGAATTTCAATCACAAATGCAAGAGCTTTTAGCTGTTGATAAAATATTTTTAACCTAAGTATTAATTAATTATAAACTTAAATTATGTCAAGAATTTCTAGAGAAAACATCTTAGCCTCTAGCGGAAATCTACCAGTTTATCCTGCTGGACTACCAGTATTTTCTACTGATGGATATTCCAATTTGGCACCTGGCCAATTAGCAGTCTGGAATCCAGTGACATTACTTTCTCTTGGTGTAGGTGCAACTCCTGCAACCAATGATAGAATTGTAATCTCTGTAGGCGTAGATGAAAAAAATATTAGATCTTGTTTTGGAGATGAGATCTACGGAAATTATATTCAAGCAGTTACATCTGAAGGATCACGTTGTGGAGTAACCCCAGTTTGGGATTTACTTTATAATTGTGTTTCATGTAATGATGAATTTACAATTTCTATTACAGTATCTGATGATACTACACAAAACACTTATCCATATAACAAACCAGCAACTTATACTTACACAGTAGGTACTGATTGTTGTGCTTGTTCTACTTGTACAAATGGTATTGATTGTCATCAATTATCTTGTGCATTGGTTAAGTCAATCAATGAAGAAAGAAGTAATTTCTTAAAAGGTTCTACTTTTTTACCATCACGTAAACGTCAAGAAAGTAAAGGTTTTACTGCCCATGTATTGTATGGTGGAGCAAATCCTTCAACTGCTTTGAATCCTACAACTAAAGTATTTTGTATTAACCCATTGGCTGATGCTTGTACTGGAAATTGTATTTCTACAGGTACATTGATTAATCAAATTACCTGGACTGATGCAGTAGCTGGTGCACAAGTTGTACCTTTAACTTTTACTACTAATCCACTTAATCCTGCAGAAACATTAGTATATCAACTACAATCAGTTGTTAGACAAATCACTACTGCATTAAATGGTAATGGTAGTGCAACTATTACTCATGGTACTGGATCTTGTTGTCCTTACCGTTTAGAAGTTAATACTTGTTTTAATGATTTTGCAATTACAGGTTTAGTACCTTGTGAAAACTATAATCCTTTTGATCCTGCAACTAATCCTATTACTTTAGAGCATAACTGTAAAAATTGTGATGTAGCACCAACTGCAACATTCTCTTGTGGTATTAGAATTATAGCAGATGCAATTGAATTACCATGTGATAATTGCAGACCAGATTTAAATCCAGTATGGATGAAAAATCGTGAAATTGCAGTATTCCCATCCAAAGGCTTTTCTTGTGGATCTACATATGTACGTCAAGTACAACCTTCAATCCTTCCTGAAAATTTAGGTTATGATTGGATTGTAAAAGATTACATGAGTGAAAATGGAGGTAGTGGAAGAGATCATGATGCATATGAGCATCGTGGATATGGTGCAGCTGGATATCCTTTAGAAAGAGGAAGAAGTGGTGGAATTGGTAATATCAGATGTTCAGATACTGTCTGTTCTTATGCTATTGCTCATACATTACCACACACTGATCCTGGAGTAAGAGGGGTACCACATGCAACAAGAGGAACTACTATTGTATTAATTCCTACACAGGATGCTGTGACTAGGGCAGATTTTGAAGCATTAATTAATGCATACATTACTGCAAATAATCCAATTGTAAAGGCAACTGTTACTTGTGCTTCAGATCAAGA